CCGGGCTATTACAACCTGCTGAGCGAACCGGTGACCGGCATCTTGTCGGCCCGCAACGATGACAAGGAGTGGATCACCACCCAGGGCGCCGATGCCGAGAGCAACGATGCACTGGGGCTACGCATTCAAAACCAGTTCTCCGCCGTGGGCCGCTATCACATCGACGCGATTTATCGCTCGATGCTGGCCAGCGTGGCGGGCATTCGTGCCGATCACATCTTCTTTGAGCATGAGGCACCGCGCGGCCCAGGCACCGCCAACGCCTACATCCTGCTGGAGGTGGGGGCCACACCGGCCAGCCTGATTGCCAGGCTTAACGACTACGTGGGCCGCCAGGGCAACCACGGCCACGGCGATGACCTATTCGTGATGGCGATGCCGGAGACCCAGCACAGCCTCTCGCTTGAGCTGTGGCCGATGGCCAACCTCACTGACGACCAGAAAGCCGATCTCAAGCGGGGCGCTGAGTCACTGGTCAAAGCGGCGTTTCGCCAGTCGGCCGATTTCGCGGCCGTGACCAGAACGTGGCCACAGGCCAGATTCTCCCTCTCGCAACTTGGCAAAGAGCTGCATAGCCAGTTCCCGCAGCTGCTGAGCCTCAAGTTTGGGCAGGAGGATATCGTCTCGGGGATCTCCATCCCGCGCCTGACCGCGCTGGAGGTCACCCTGCATGACTAATTCACCCCGCATCGATCACAACGCCAATGCCCCGGCCATGCCCAAGGCGTCTGCCCCGTGGTGGGAAGATGGCCAGACCATTACCGATGGCGTGAAGGAACCCGCCTTTTTGGCGCGCGGCATCATGGCATTCTGGCAGTCGATCCGGCGCTGGTTGCTGGCACCATTGGCACAACAAGACCCGCTGACCTGCTCGGAGTCCCTGCTGGCACTGCTGGCATGGGAGCGGGACATTGCCCGCTTTGAATCTGAGCCGCTGGCGCTGTTTCGCAAGCGGGTCAAATTCGCCTTTGTGAATGCCCGTGACTCGGGAGAAGTAGCCGGATTCAAGCGCATATTCGAGCGCCTTGGCATCGGCTGGTGCGACATCCACGAACGACAAGCCGGTGCCCCCTGGGACGTCATCACCATCGAGGTGACCGATAGCAGCATCGCCAACAACCAGAAGCTGATGGAGACGCTGATCCAGCACTATGGCCGCACCTGCCGCCGCTATCGCTTTCAGGTGGTTTACCCGGTCGCCGGTCACATCGGCTATGGCCAGTTTGATATGAGTCAGGAGGTCTTTGCCGCCAGCCTCACCCCGCACAAAGCCAGATATCGGCTGGCACCTGGACACATCCAGATGATCCAGCACGTCTATGGCGCAACGCTGAAAACCAAGGAGACCCGATGAGCCAAGTCATCACCAACGCATTCGAGACCTATTGGCAAGGCTGCCTCACTGACCAGGTGCCGGTGGTGCTCGATGAGGTCGTGCTGGCGGATATTCCCAATCTGGATATCACCGCCCCCATCGACCCGAATACCAGCCTGCCGCCGCAGGCGCAGATTGTCCATCGCCATCCGGTGGATCAGCGCGGCCGCATCAACAACAACGCCGTGGCTTACTCTATCGTGATGGATACCACTGTGGGCAACTTCTCATTCAATGCCATGTACCTGATCAACAAGGCCAGCGGCATGGTCGGGATGATTGTCTACAAGGGGCGAGAGACCAAAACCAAAACTGACCAAGCGACAGGTACCACCGGCAACAGCCTGGTGAAATCCATGTTGATGGAGTACGACCAGGCGGCCACCGCCACCGTGACCACCGTCGAGGCGGGAACATGGCAGATTGACTACTCAGCCCGCCTGCTCGGCATGGACGACCAGCTGCGCCTGCACGCGATCGCCTGCTTCGGGTCATCGGCCTTCTTTGGCGACGGCTTCAAGCTGATCAACAAGGCGGGCAGCTACAAGGTGCAGCCGGGGGTGGCCATGGTCGGCGGCCTGCGTATTCAGCTGGATGCAGAACAGGCTGTGACGGTTGGGGCCAAGCCGGTCGGGGTGTGGGTGGATGTGCATCACGCCGGCACCATCCTGAGCCGCTGGGATAACCACTTCGAGTTCAAAACCAGCACCACAGAGCTGAGCGATTACACCGACAGCAACGGCTATCGCCACTATGTGGCCAAGCTGGGGGTTGTCGAGGCCAATGCAAGCGTCACGGACAAGCGGGAGGTGAGCGAATCAACCGATATGTTGACTGCCATCCAGGCACTGCAAAAGGCTCTGGAAGATCATGAACAGGGTCGAAATCACCCAGAGGCGACCGAGGCGGCGAAAGGGTTTGTGCAGTTAGCAAACGAGGTGGAGATCAATGAAGCGGACGAGGAAATACGTGTTACCAAACCGGTGTCAGTCAAAATGCTGTGGAAGTGGGTCAAGCAGGCCAGTGAGACTACGCTGGGGATGCTAAAAGTGGCATCGCAGGCACAGACTGATGCAGGCACGGACGATGCCGTCGCCGTGACACCAAAAAAACTGTCAGGAGGATTCACGTTTGTCTTTGGCGCCAACGGGCATGTCGTATGCCCGAAATGGTTGGGTGGGTGGATTATCCAGTGGGGGACCAAGACTCTACTGTCGTCACCGTCAGGGTCGCCTGTCACGTGGCATATGCCGTTCCCAAATGAAATTTGCGCAGCATGGATTACGCATGTGTCGTCACCCAGTAGCTCGGTAGAGTACGTGCAGCTGGTTGGTCGGGATGTAACGAAAGGAACATGTGTTACATATGCGTCAGTGTCTGCTGGGACAACAGGCGCACTAGATTTTGGCTGGGTTGCTGTTGGGAGATAGTATGAACTACATGTATAGCAAAACGACGAATCAATTTTACATACCAGGTGTTCACGGCGACATACCACCAGACGCAACGGTCTGCTCGGCCGATGTGGTCAGAAGGGTGCTGTCAGAAATACGCCACGGTTTCGCCTTGTCTCCTGCTGCCAATGGCGACCCTGCCGTTGTTGAGTTCGCCGCATCGTTAGACGAGCTGATGGAGGCTGCTCGTCTCAGACGGGATGCTGTTATCTCATCAACAATGTGGATAGTCGAGCGACATAGAGACCAGCTGGAGCTGGGTATAGAGACCAGCATTTCTACTGAAAAATACACGGAGCTGCTCACATACCACCAAGCACTGCGTGACTGGCCAGCGCGCCTTGGTTGGCCAGACATCGACATGCCGCAGTCGCCGGAATGGCTGCCATGAGCTGGAGCATGAGCGCGCTGACTTTGCCACAGAGCAGTGCGACCATAGGCCAGCAGGTCGAGGAGGCTCTGGCAGGCTTACCGGCAGCACTCACCGGTGCTGCTGGCCAGTTGCAGGAATTAAATGGACGGGTCCAATACCGGCGCCATTCGCTAAGCGACGCGGCTGCCGGATTGGCAAGCCTGCGCGCCGAACTGGATCAGCAGCTGGTCAGCGGGCGTTGTCTGACCGTTACCCCCTATCAGCAAGGGGTCGGACAAGAGCAGGGTAAGCTGCACAGCCTGGCCGCCCCAAATGCGGTGGCCACCATGGCCGCCAAGCTGCAGGACGGCGCCGATCCACTGCTGCCAACTGGTCAGCTCCATGCGGTGGCATGGCTGGTAACCGGCAACAGCGAGGCCGAACTTGCTGCCGCGCTGGCGCCGGTCTGCGCCGTGCTGCCGTTGCCTGAGTGGTGCGCCGCCTTGCGCCGCCTGACAGCCAACAGTGATGCCATGACCCAGCCAACGGCGGCCAAGGTGCCACGCTGGAAAACCGATGAGCCGCTGGCATGGGATCCGCTGCGCTCGGCTCGCTCACTGATCGGGGCAGAGATCGCCCAACTGGAGAGCCTGGCGCAGGGGGCGACCACCCCGATCGCCAAATTGGCCACCCTGGCAGAACGCCGCGCGGCCAAACTGGCAGAGCTGGAACAGGCGCTGGCCAAGCTGGCGGACATCAGTGGCCAGCTGTGGCACTGGCAAGCACAAGGCGATTCGGCAAGCCTGGCCGCCCAACTGGGCCAGAGCAGCCCGCCAGACCATAGCCACAGCATGACGGTCGGCGCCCTGCTGCTCTCCCCCTCCCCGC